GAACAAATGTATGAATTGGTATAAATTGAAATCCTGTAACTTTAATTAGATGAGGAAGTTGTCCGACTGTAGGATCAAGTGGGTTTAAATCATTATCACTTATTGCTATCTCCCAAGTAGCATTTTCATCATTCATTTCATATGTTAATCCAGTTATAATACCTGGTTGATCATTGAAATAATCTCCAATAGTTAAATAAGCAATATTTCCAGCCATATATCCACTACCCATATATTTTGGAGCACATATTGAAGCTAAAAAATTTAATTTTTTATACATTGGAATTAACTCAACTTTTGATTGGGCTGCTACTGTCCAAGATAATGAAACTTTTCTATCAAATCCACGGTAAGTATAAAATTTTTCACCTCTTCCTATATATTGAGTTGCCTCCCAATCTGCAACATACTGGTCTGAGATTTGATCTAAAAATGCTCTAAAAGCAATTACTTTATTATTTGTTTTAATTCTAAATCTAACTAAATCATTGTCAGGAGGTGGTAAACTTGCAGTATCAGGGTAGATAGGGAAAGCAGTTATTTTATCATATGAATTATAAGAGGCAGCACCAAAGTATTTATTGTCAATTACACCTGCTCCTGTAACATAACTTTGTAAATGTTTTAAAGAATTATTACCCGGATCACCTAAACCAAATCGTTTTTCAATATTTTCAGTATCATAAGAAGGAGCATTAGATAAATTACCAATTATATCTGCTTTATCTTCTATTGTAGGGTTTGTAAAAAGTTTTTTTCTTAAAACAGCTCTAAAATCTTGAAGATTACTCTTGATGCCATTTATATTGCCCGTAAACGGTGCTCCTAGTGAATAAGCATTTTCTATATCAGCTTGAGTGTATGTAAAATAACCTTCATCAGTAGTTAAAGCAGCACTTCCTACTTGAGTAGCTACAGAATCTGGGATTCCTAATGAGCCTACATTTCGATATTGTCCATCTATTCCCCCACCTGTAGAATCCGGACCAGTAGTAATAAAACCAGTAAACTGAGGATCTGAAAGAAGTGTATTTCCTAATGATCTTTTACTAATACCTAATAATCTATTTCCATTTATAGAAACTCGATTAGGATTTGTAAATAATTGATAGTCAGCTGAGTATATAATAGACAATCCATCATTTATATCTTCAGTGTAGAGTCCTGAAGGATTGGTGAGGTTGTTAATTCCTGTTCTTTGATCAGCAAATCTAATGGAAGTTTTTCCTATTCCTAAAAATGAGTCAGGACCTCCGGGGTATCTTAAAATTTCATTAAAATCAGATGCAATGCGGTTATCTTTTATAAACTTATCATTTTTAGAATCTTCTATATTTACAATTTTAACAGCATATAAATCATATAATCTGTTTTGTCTTGGGGGATTTAAATTGTCAAGACGTTCTTTACCTATTTTAACAGCATATAGATTATCATTATTAGTAGCATATGCTCCTATTTCTCTAAATGGATTTAAACCTTGTTTAGGTACATGATATCCAAAAGCATTTATTCCGGCTTGGACTATAGTATTAATAGGACTATATAATCCCTCATTAAAAGTAAGTCTTCCGTCACTTGTTTGAGTATTAACAGCTGTTCTAGAAAGTATATTTTGTTTTATAGCAAATCCAATTCCCCTCCAACTTTTTGTATCTACAAAATATTTAGTTAACCTAGTGGCATCATTAGATATCCTTTTAAAAACTAATTGTCCTCCTCTAATTACAAAATCTGGACCTCCGGTTCCTGTTGAAGGAATAAAAACATTAAGATTAGCATTAATATCAGGATTTGCGCTGATGTCAATATTAGTATTTGTAGCAATTTCTATTCCGGCTCCAATCCCTGCTCCTAATATTGCTCCACCTAAAGCTCCAGGAAGTAGTCCAACAACAGCTCCAGCTATTGCTCCAATTTTTCCTCCTTTAATTGCTGCTGATGTTATATCTATATCATTAGTAAAATTAACAGATGCATCTACATTACTATTAACCGAAACACTTCCATCAACTGAAATATTGTTGTTAAGAGTATCAGGAATGCCTGTTACCACATAAGGTTGATTAGAAGATCCTCCTCCTGGTTGATCATTACCAAACTTAAGAGATTTAAGATTAGTTGCTAGATTAACTAATGGCATTAGCCGGGAAGATTAAGAAGATACTGTCCGTTAGAAAAAGAATTGTTAATAGATGGAGTATTTGGATCGCTTAATGGACCTACAGGAGGTGTTCCATTAATATCTAATAATGAAGGTTGTGGTAGTATATTTCCTACTCCATCATTATATGATTGATATGCATTATTTACATCTCCAAAATTAGATCCGTTTAATGAATACCCGGGTTGAGTGCCATCAGTATGTAATTTTGATTGTTGGGTTGCTCCTGGGTTTGTAGGAGGAGTTTGTCCATTTCCGTAAGAGTAAACAGATCCTTGTCCTGTTAATTTATCAAAAAGTCCCATAATTATATTAGTTTTTTATTATAAATATTACGAAATATACTCTTTAATAAAGTCAGAATAAGTATTTTGAGCATCAAAAACCGCATTGTCAGCAATTGTTGTCCTAACCCCATATTTTTGAGCAGGTTTGGAGGGGGCAGGAAAGTATCCTCTTAGTGATTCCGCTCCTGTAGTAGTAACTGGATATTCAGTAGGATCTTTATCTGGACGATAAGGGATTCCTCCATCTACACTTGGGTTTTCTGTATCTAGATTTGTTTTATCAAAAGAATTCAATAATGAATCATTTTCATTTATAGAATTATTTACATTTTGTATATATTCAAGATAAGTATTAGTTGCACTATATACTTGATCAAAAGGGGTAAGGGGACCAGGATTAGCTGTAGATGTAGGAGTACCCGTGTTCGTAGAAGGATATTGGGTTACTAAATCCGGGTCAAGAATATTTAGTTGTTCTAAATTGGCTAAGTATAAATTTAATAATCCCATTTTATTTATAAATTAAAGTTTAAGCAATAGTATAAGTATTTGAAGCTACAGCAGTACCAAAATCAGTATTATTTATTTTATTTTCTACTACAATTGGTCTAGCAGCCATTCTAGCAACTTCTTGTTTTACTGCCCTCATTTCTTCGAGGAGAGGAGATAAATCAATATTAGAACCTCCTGCTGAAGAAGTAGTAGGTTTATTTAAATTAGTACCTGCTATGACAGTATCATTTGCATCTAGAGAATAAGTACCTTTTTTACCTGAAACCATTAAACCCCCATCAGGACCTATCATGCCATCTTTAAGAGCTGTAGATTTAGCTGAATTCATTGCTACTACTGCAGCTGCAATTCCTGCTATTATAGCAACTGCTCCTATACCTAAAGTCATAGCACTTGCTGTGGTAATAGCTGCTACAGCATTTGCAGCCATAGGTATAAGAGCAGTAGCTGCTGCTACTCCAGCTTTAATTAAACCCGGGACCATCTGTGCTGTTATGGCAGTAGCTGCGATTCCTAGAGCTACTGCTATACCTGCAGTTACTGGGCCCATTTCTGCTAGTGTTTCCGATAGGCCTTTAGTTGGATCAATTAGAGCAGATATTATATTGAATATACCTTGGATTGGTTGTAAAATAAAACCAACTATTTCGGCTACTCCAGATAATATACTAAATACTGGCATTAATGCATCTGCTACTGTGATGAATATTTCTTTTAATTTTTCAACAGTAGCATTAAATTTTTCCTGCATATTCATTTGGTTTTTCATATCTTCTAACTCTTTTTTTCCAAGCATTTCTGCTGCTTTTTTAGCACCATACTTTTCTTTAGCAAATTCATATGCAGCTTGCTCTTCATCAGTTAGTTTTCTACCTAAATTCCTTAATGCTTCTTGTTCAACTAAAACATTAGCTAATTCATCTCGTTGCATACCAACAGATTTAGCTATTGCTTCTTGTTGTAGGCGGTTCATATTAGAAAATTCAGCAGCTGATCCTACATTCCTTGCTATTTCCTCAGCTACTGTAGCATAATCATTATTAAGGGCTGCTAAACGAGCTCTTTCCAAATTTAAATCTTTACCAGTTAATAGTTCTGCCTCTAATTCAGCAGTGATAGATTCTTCAAAATTTAATAAACTACTAGCAGCATTATCAGCCTGTTCTAGATTCATCCCCACTAATTTAGCTTTAGCGGCTGCTTCTCCTAAAGCTTGAGCTCCCCCTTTTATCGACAATTTAATAGCATTAGATACCTTGGAGGTTTCAATCATTAATTGTTTAACATTAAGAGCTTTGCCAGCTTGCATAGCAATTGCTTTAGCACCTCCTAAAAATCCAGTAGTAGCTTTTTCAACTTCTTGACCAGTTGATGCAGCATATTTACTCATTTCTATAAATGTCTCATTAGATACTCCAGCTCTTTCTCTTAATTGAGTCATTAATTCTAGATTAGCTGCATTCATATCTACTTGAGCACCTAGACTTTGACCTATAGCTAAATATGATTCTCTCATACCTCTAGTAGTCACCGCTATATCTCCGGACATGTTAGCTATTTGAGTAAGTTGACCTTGAAGATTAAGAGCTTCATTGTAGGTCATATTCATATTTTTAGCTAAATCTCCGGCTCCTGTATCTAAAGATTTAATTGCATCTATTAAACCTTCAATTATAAAACTAACAACTATTAAAGGATCCTTTAAATTAGATATAATAGAAGAACCTATAGATTTTAACCCAGCTCCAAGAACTTTGAATTTATTACCAAATGAATTAACGTCCCCTCCTGCTAAACGAATTGATTCAGCAGTTTCTTCCATTTTTTCTCGAGCTTCATCAACTCCTAGTTTACTAGCTAAACTACCAAATCCTAATTTATTTAAAGCTGTTTCTAAACCTCCAATTGCTGCTCCACCTAATCCTAATAATTGCTTAGTATCATTTAATTCATTATTTATATTGTCTATAGAAGACATTAGTTGGTTATAATGAAAATCCTGATCTGATATAATTCCGGAAATATTATTTTGTGCTGTTTCTGTTTTGGCTAATTCTCTATTAAGTTTTTCTTGTTGTTTTTCAAGTGTATTTAATCTAGATATTTGATCATCTGTAAGATTTTGAATTAAAAGAAGACTATCTATTTCTGCTTCATTGTTTTGAATAGAGGCATCTAATTGAGCTTTTTTATTATTTAATAAATTTGAAGCTGTAATTAAACGTTCTTTTTCTTGTTTGGCTTGTTGTTGTAATTTTTCTACTTCTTTTTCGGTAAGTTTAGAAATACCTTTTTGATGGTATTGTATTTTATCAACAATACTGGTTAATTTATTAAAAGATTTATTAACCTCTTTAACCCCTATATTCGAATTATTAATTTCTTCAACTACATCTCTAAATCCCTGAGCTGCAGAACTAATATCTCTAGTAAATTCAGCTGCTTCTCTTCTAAGAGATTCAAGCATAACTCGAGCAGCATCTCCAGATTGGTTTAGATTTTCTAAATCTATTCTACTAAGTCCTTTTTCTAAAAGATTTGAAAGACGTAATAACTCTTCTAATTCTTTTCTACTTAATGGGGTTTGAGCCATTTTTTAAACCATTTAATATGTTATAAATATTAAAATTTATAACCTTATTTATATTTTACACCAGATTTACCTGATGGGGTAATAGGTTTTGGTATACTTTTCCATGCATCTTTATTAACATTACCCATTGGATCTACTAATGTAGATTTATTATTGCCACCTTTAGAAGAAGCTTTTTCATATTCTTCAGATTCTTTTTTATAAAACTCATTGATTTTATTAAAAGTAAATTGGCGCAACCATCTAGGCATATCATAGACGGTTGGCCAATCGTATCCTCCTTTTCCATGAAAACATATTTCATGGATTTGTGTAAATAAATTTGCTCTTACTATTGGAGCGGTATCAGAAGTCAGGCCAAAAAAACTTAAGCCCAACTGGTATATCGACTCTACTTTCACTTCCGTCGGGAAAAAAAGTTAGATCAACGTCGGGTTGAACTTCTTTAACGTGTTTTCTAAATTCCCTCGAGTCTCGAGCTAAAAAATGATTATCAACAAAATCTCGAATTGTTTTAGTTTCTCTATCGCCATTAACTGATGTAATCATGTATTTTAAACGAGTAGAGAGATCGGGTGATGAATTTTTATTAAGTTTTTTCAATCCTTCTAATTCGGTTTGAATTTTTTGTTCATCACTATGAGTCAGGATTTTATAAGTAATATGAGTTCCTGTTGATGGAAGAGTATAACTGAATTCATTTACTCCTTTATTTGAGTGTTCGAATGGTTTGTTGTCAATTTGAGATAGATCAATATTATATTCTTGACCATCGTATTCAAAGGTATAATCTTTTCCATATCCTAAAATACGAGCAGCAACCATAAGTGCATTTTTATCTCCTACAACTAAGTCATTGTAATTAATTTTAGAAACAATAAGTGCTTGTAATAGTTTATCAAGAACAACACCTTTCTGAATATATGATTGGTTAGTAAGAATATCTTCTTCTTTAGCAGTCATATACTTCATTTCAATTTTTCCACTTGAAAGTGGATTGTCTTCAGGGTAAATTAAACCTTTTGAGGGTAGTTCAATAACTTCTGTTGGGAAATTTTTTTCCATAATCTTTATTTAATGTAACTTGTTTTGTTATAAATATAATAAAAAGAAAGGAGCTCGCCAAATTTAAGCGAGCTTCTCCTAAATTTATTTGTATTAAGAACTAGAAGTTCAAAATGCAGTAATCCATTCCTAAGTTAACTGTGATTTCTTGAGCAGCTGCTTCATCATCCCAGCTATAATCACCAAATTTAGCAGATTTAATAAATGCTCCTTTGATAATCCATTCTGAAACAATATCACCTACTGGACCTAATACATTAATAGTTACATCTTTCTTGTAGAAATCTGAATAACCATCACGGCCTGTAACTGATTCATGATGTAAACGTACCCATTCCATTACTGCTTGAGCACCAGAGGGAGTAATAGGATCAAACAATGTCATTTCAATATCATCCCATAATGCTTTACCTTTGATTTTACGGTAAACGTTGATATGGTTTAATTTGATTTCATCCATTGTCACACCTACAGCACCAACTTTTTTAATTACATATGCTGGAACACCGTCCACATACATAATAAAACGGTTTTTTACCTTAGGTTCAAATGCTGTAAAAAATATTTCGTTTGGTGATAAAATTGCCATTTTTTTCTATTTTATTTTATTATAAATATTAGCGTTTATAAAATCTTCCCCCATTTTTCAGGGGGAAGAAATTATTTATTTTATGCTGGGAAAGTTGCACCTGTTGGTGTGATATTAAAGTCTAGGTAAATGAATTCAGCGGTTTTAGTTGGTTGTAGATAAATTTGACCTACTAATTCATTTCTATCAACTACATCAGGTGTATTGTTTGTATCATCCATTATTACTCTAAATGCATACAATCCTTGGCGTTGTTGAACACTTGTTAAGTATGGGTTAACTTGTGATAAGAAGTTATTTCTTGTTGCTACTGTGTTTTGTTCAAACACCAAGTTAAGAGCAATTTGAGAAATGTACGACTTAAGAGCAATCAACAATCTACGAACATTTACTCTATCAAGAGCAGATGCTCTTAATTGTAATGTTTTCTGACCGTACACTACAATTCCAGTTCCTGGGAATGTTGCAATTGGGTTTATTTTAGCAGCGTATAGATCGTTACGATTTCCTTGAGAAAGTTTCTTTTCTGCTCTAACTACTCCTGATAAACCACCTCTATTAATACCAGCGGGTGCAAACCAAGGTTCAGCTACTGTATCGTTATATGCATATACTCCACCAATCATTGTTGAAGCAGGAACCCAAACGTATTCGCCTGTTGTTGGTTCAACTATTTGTAACCATGGCCAGTACATAGCAGCATATGAAGTATCTTTAGTACCTGCTTCTGTAGATACTTGAGATATATTTGAATTATATGCTACTGGGTCTACTACATAAATGAAATCACCTCTATCTTGAGCAACAGTAATTATACTATTGATAGGTCCTGTGTAGTCTGTATTATATAGACCAGGAGTCAACATGATATTATATTTGTAATCATCTGCATTAGATAGCAAATTAATCATGTTTGTATAATCAGCTTCAACTAATCCTTGGGTATTTGTATTATTAATATTCTGATAGAAATTCATTCCTCCAGGAATACTACCAATTGCGCCACCAAATGAGCTTGAGAGATTTAATGGAATAGAAGAAGTATATTGTGGTTTGAAATTTCCGGCATTATCAAAGAAATTTGGAGTAGTGTAATTTACAGCACTTACTCTAACATAATTTGATCTATTAGGAAATGAACCTGAGTATATAATTTGATTATTTGCTGAATCATATAATTCTCTAAAATCACCAATTACACGAGATATATAATTAGGACTATTAGGGTCTAATGTTAAATTGGTCCAAGTTTCTAGTACTACTGGTTGATTGGTATAGTCATTACCTCTTCTAATTAATAAATCAAATGTTCCAGCAGTAGGTCTAGCATTTACAATTTGCCATCTAACATTATCTGCAGTACCGTTTGTTAAGCTACCACCTGCAGTTTCTGCACCTGCACTATTCATTATAGTACCTTCAGAAAAAGTCTCTAGTACAAATGGTTCAGCTGAGGTTCCACCTGAAAGTGTTAATGTAGTACTTCCAGAAGTGAATGTGTAAAAATTTCCTAAATATCCTAAAGCAGAATGGAATGTAATACCTGTAGAAGCGGAAACGCTAGCTGACATGTATTGTAAAGCTGAGAATGAAGATGCACTAGTATTAAAAGCAGTTATAACATCTGCAGTAGTACTAGATGCATTTGAACCTGATGCTATATAAATTATAGTACTAGTGTTTGCAGGAACCGGGCTTCCTGTTACTTGAATAGTAATACCTCTAACACTTAAAGATGAAACTCCTGATGCTGATGCTTCATTATATAAGTAAGTAAAATCAGCATTTGCAGAAGCAGTAGTAAGTGTTATATTATTAAATAATCCAGAAGAGGTCGCTGGAGAATATGATGCTCCTGATCCTGAAACTACTCTAGCTACTAATAATGATTGTCCACCATTTGCAAAATAGTTATAAGCTGCAATTGAAGTAAAATAAGTATAGTTCTTTTTATCATTAGTACTACCACTTTCTAATACAGTACCAAAAACATTTTGATATTGATTCCATGTAGTAACTACTGTGGGAACTTCAACCGGACCTTTAACTGTTGGTCCTATAATTGCTGCACCTACAGTGACTGGTCTTTTTTGTACAAAAGAGGAATCATTTTCTCTTGCTAAGACCCCTGGTGAAATGAGTACTTCTGCCATTTTATTTTTAGATTAGTTTTTAATTTTGTTATAAATATGGCAAAGTTTTTCAAAAAATATTAGTTACTAGTAAATTCTCCTTTTTCAAGATTTATTGTACCATCTCCATATTTTTGTTGTAAAGCCTCGCCTGTTTTAATTTCTTCTTGACGTAACTTTTTTAATTCATCTTTTAAATATTCTTTTTGTAAATCTAATTCTTGAAATCTAAGTTCAATAACCCCAAACTGTTCAGTAAGTTGTACATATTTTTCTCGAATTGATTTTAAAGATTGAATTTCTTCTTGTGTTAAAACTTTTGTTTCCATAAATTTGATTTTTTGATTTTAGTTTATAAAAAATGTATAAAATAATGATATAGGTTGAGTTCCAAGATTCCAATTTATTGTATTTGAAGTACCTCCAGTTGTAAAAATAGTTCTACCATTAGAACTGTCAATATATGCTCCACTTACATTAAATACATTAGCATTGGGAGCATTAAAACTTACTGACCATGATGCTCTGGTTGTTGGAGTATTACTGGAGCTCATAAAAATAGGAGATGCAACACTACTTGATAAATTAACAAAATTAGTAGTTCGATATTCTTTTTGCCCATTTGAAACTGCATCTTGTAATATAATTCTTCTACCTGGGGTAGTACATACTAGTCGAGAACATGTCCAAGTATCTGATCCAGTAAATGCTACATTTCCTGCTGCTCCTAAATTTAATTCATTTGATATAACAAGAGGAGATATGATATTAACTAAAGATCCTCTAGCTGTACCTGTGCCTGATCCTGAAACTGTAATATTGTACCAAGATAAATTACTAGTGGTATCCATTGAGGCTGAGTTGCCTAATCTTAGTGTTGAATTACTAGTATTTACAGTACCTGCTGTCCATTTAAATGTACCACTATCATATGTTAATGGAATTGGGGTTTTAGTTTCTCCAGGTATTACTCCAGATCCACTTAATGGATTTGTTATAAGAAGATTTCCTTCTGGTTTGTTTATAAGAATATCATTACCACGTCCATTATTTATTGGAACTAATAATGAATATGTAGCAGGGAGATTTCCCGACATTGTAATTGGGGCATTACCTCTTAGTGAACCAAGTAGTGTTGGAGTATTTCCTGATGATCCTGTATTGTAAAGAGATTGTACATTTTGTAGTACTGTAAGAGAAGGACTAGTTAATGAACTAGTAGTTAAATTATTGAGGTCGGTAAGTGTATATAAAGATCCTGAAAGTGTTAAAGAACTAGTTAATCGAGTTTCAAGATTACTACGTAACTCTAAATCCCATATTGGTTTATTTTGGAAATTCATTAATACTCCTGGGGATGCAACAACATATGTGGTAGAAGGAAGAGCATCATAACTAGCAGCAGTTACGTATGACCAGGTAGGAAAAGTTGATCCTAAACTATTACCATTAGTTATAAGTCGATTATTTAAAGATGATCCACATCCCCAACGTATAGTTCCATCTGATGAGCTAATATTTAAATCTATACCTAATCCTATTGTACTGCGTAGAGTACTAGATAAAAGTATATTTAATGGGGGAGGACTTATATAACCTGTTCC